ACAAATGGTGCTGGTGCTGGTTACACTACCGACACTGCAGTAGCTGCAGGCTCAATTGTTTACCCAACTGGTGGAGGTTATACATCTCCAGTAACAAAGACTGGTAACGGTAACAAGGATCGCTATACAGCTATCTTCATCGGTGACAATGCATTTGGTCACGCGATCTCACTTCCAGTCGAACTCCGCGATGGCGGTATTCTTGACTTCGGCCGTGAGCACGCTCTTGCTTGGTATGCTATCTACGGTCTTGGTCTTATTACTGACCAGTCTGTAGTCTTGGCAGAAACCAACTAATTTAAGCAACACATGGGGGCGGGGAAACCCGCCCCCACTTAAAACCTATAGGAGAACAATAATCGTGGCAAAAGCAAAAGTAACTGACGTCACTGGACGTCAACGCGAAGAGCAACTAAAAGCTCACGCAGAAGAACTAGCACAACGTGCTAATGAGATGTCTATGGCAACTGCTACCGCAGCAGCTCGTCTTGAGACTGAAGTGGTAGATGTAAGTAAAAACCCAGATACACCAACAGTAATTGATGAGATTGAATCTGTAGGAGTCAGCATGGCTGATGATACGCAGATCGTTCGTTTGTCAGAAGATCTAGAGCACGTAACTATCGGCGTAGGAAAGCACTATTCCTTTAAAGCTGGACAAAAGTACAAAGTGCCTAAGCATGTGGCACAACACCTTCAAGAAAAGGGTTATTTGTACGAACGTCTCTAGTCTAATATAAGAGTGCCCACTCCGACGAAGACACGCCCTCCTAGTCGGAGTGGGTCTTTATTTACCCTGTATATTTTCGGTCTCTTTGAGATTATAGGTTGCCGGTTTTATTGGATAGATACGAGGACAAGTGGCGACGTTATCAGGACTTAGTGATCGTCTACGGGTAGAGATAGGCGATATAAACAGGACCTTTGTCGAAGAATTTCGTGGAGACGGGGTTAACAAGCGTTTTCAGCTTACCGAAGCTCCAGTAAATGCTACTTCCCTATCTATCAAAGTAAATGGCGTTGAAGTATCAAACGCAGCTAGTGTTGAAGAAGTTATGGGTATGGTCACTTTAGGATCAATACCTCCAGTAGACGCATCCGTGATTATTTCCGGAATTGCACATAAATATTTTACAGATGCTGAAATTCAATATTATGTTAATACCGCGTTTGTAGAGCATTCGGCTCGTGCTACAGATAGCAGCGGTTCTAGAGTAACCATAGCTACTATGGCAGGTATTGATGAATATCCGGTGGTGCTTTTAGCGTCAACTATGGCTTTATATACCTTAGCCACTGACTCAGCATTTGATATTGATATTATTTCTCCGGATGGGGTTTCTATCCCTCGTTCAGAACGTTTTAGGCAGCTTTCAGACATTATTGCGCAACGCAAAGAACAATACCGTGAACTCTCTATGTTGCTTGGAACTGGTCTTTATAAAATCGACGTGTTTAATTTACGTCGTATTAGTCGTCGTACAAACCGTTACGTACCTATCTATCGTCCACAAGAAATAGATGACGGATCACTTCCACAACGTGTATATCTGGCTATGCCAGATTACGGAGATATTACTCCTGCAAGCCCCGTAGTAAACAGAGATCTATCTCTTTACTCTGGAGATAACTTTAGTATTCAGCTTAAATTCTCTGTGGATCTTGCTGGTTACACTCCGCTTTCACAGATTCGTTTATTCCCAACTTATCCAAACAATCAAGTTGGGCCAATTATTCTTGCTACCTTTACCATCGTAAAAAGTGCTTCGATTGTCGGTGGTCCACTAGATACACTGACCCTATCCCTAACTAGCGCCCAAACAGATGCTCTTCCACGTACCGCATATTACGACATTCAATTGACAAATAATTCAACTGGAGCTGTTAAAACCTATCTAGAAGGCAAAGTATTTACTAAGCCTCAGATTTCGGAGTAATCGTGACAGATCCAGAGATCATACAAATTATTGAGCAAAGCCCTGAAATTGTAGTCTTTGGTCCTGATACAGCTGGTCCTGCAGGAGCTATGGGACCTACTGGTCCAACAGGACCGACAGGAGCAGCATCAACTGTAACTGGACCTACTGGAGCAACTGGTGCAACCGGTCCTATGGGAGCTACTGGTGCAACAGGGCCAACAGGTGCTGCAAGCACAGTTGCGGGTCCCACTGGTCCGCAAGGAGCTACTGGTCCTGCTGGTCCTAAAGGATCTACTGGTCCACAAGGACCTACTGGCCCAATTGGTGCAACAGGACCTGCCGGTGAACAAGGAGTTACTGGCCCACAAGGTATTCAAGGACCTATGGGGGCAACTGGACCGACAGGTTCTAGGGGTGCAACAGGTCCAACCGGATCTCAAGGTATTCAAGGACCAACTGGTCCTGCCGGTACTGGAGTTACTATTCAGGGAACACTTCCCAATGAAAGTGAACTTCCAGAAGTTGGTTTGCCTGGAGATGCATATTTAATCGATGGTGATCTTTACGTTTGGGATAATGCAAATACCATCTGGGAAAATGTTGGAAATATTCAAGGACCTACTGGTCCACAAGGAGCAACGGGCGCAACAGGTCCACAAGGTCTTCAAGGTCTTCAAGGTTTAACTGGTGCGACAGGTCCACAAGGTCTTGTTGGTCCTACTGGTGCACAAGGTGCAACAGGTCTTCCAGGACCAACAGGTCCACAAGGTGAGCAGGGTTTAACAGGAGAGCTTGGACCAACTGGTCCACAAGGCGCAACTGGTCCTACGGGAGCACAAGGACCAACAGGTGCCGCATCTAATGTTCCTGGACCTACAGGTCCTACTGGTGCTACGGGTGAAACAGGTTTACCTGGTGTACAGGGTATTCAAGGACTTCAAGGTGAACAAGGTATTCAAGGAGAAACCGGTCCTACTGGCCCACAAGGTTTACAAGGTGAGGTCGGACCTACTGGACCTACCGGTGCAACTGGTCAAGGCTTAAATGTTTTAGGTGCATTAAACAACTCTGGTGAATTACCTGCATCAGGTAGTCCAGGAGATGCGTACATTATCTCTGGAGATTTATATGTTTGGAGTAGCAACTCTTCTTCTTGGGTAAACGTAGGAAGAATTGAAGGGGCTACTGGTCCAACAGGAGCGCAAGGTGATATAGGACCTACTGGACCACAAGGTGAAACTGGACTTATTGGTCCTACTGGACCACAAGGTGAGCAAGGTTTAGCAGGTCTTGAAGGTGATCAAGGTCCACAAGGTGAAGTCGGACCAACTGGTCCACAAGGTGCGGCTGGACCTACCGGACCTACTGGTCCAATGCCATTTAACTATGTTGGTGCGTATGACAATGGTGCTGATTATTACCCCGGCATGGTTGTTTCATATTCAGGATTTTTATGGATTCGTATTGGTGAAGCAAACCCAGGCTATCCACCATATGAAGGAAGTCCTTATTGGTCACTATTTTTAGGCGCAACAGGTGCACAAGGTGAGACTGGTGCAACCGGTCCGCAAGGAGATGCAGGTCCAACAGGACCAACCGGTCTAACTGGAGATATTGGACCTACTGGTCCACAGGGAGATCTTGGACCTACGGGACCTCAAGGTGAAGTTGGACCAACTGGACCAACAGGGCCTGAAGGTAAGTCTTTTGTAGTAAGAGGGACTTTAAGTTTAATAGCAGATCTTCCTACTACAGGGAATATTTTAGGAGACGCCTATGTAGTACAAGAAGATGGTGGACATCTTTGGGTATGGGATGGAACAGAGTTTGATGACATAGGACAAGTAGTGGGGCCAACAGGTCCTACAGGTCCAACTGGTCCAGAAGGTGTTTCAGGTCCTACCGGACCAACAGGTAAGTTTGCATATACTTCAGAAACACCGCCTGTTGGTGCAGCAAATGGAGATGCTTGGTTTAACCCTACAGATGGTTCTGCGTATATCTGGTATGATAATTATTGGATTGAGGTTGGTGCGGCTCCTCTAGGACCTACCGGACCTACAGGACCTGCGGGTCCTATTCAAGACATTATTCCAGTTATTGTTTCTGCCTTTGACCATGCGAATCATCAAGGCCTTACAGTAACCTATGATGAAGCATCAGAAGAAGTACGCATCATTTCCGATGTTGCGTTTATTGAAGCAGTAGCTTTAGCGGCTTTGTGAGGAGACAATAGTGCCGATTAATCCCGACTTCTCTGCTCTAGAAGCCATTATTACAGCAAAAGTAGAGTCCGTAGCTACTAACATTGATAATAAAGACCTTCTAATTCAGATGAGGGCTCTTGAAGCTGCAGTAGCAAACCTAGCATTGACTAGGGTTATTGCCGAGGGTACTTACCAACAAGGTCAGGTAACTAACAGTGCAACCTCAGCCATTACAACTTTAAATGCTGGTGTAACAACCGCCCAAACAAACTTAAACAACATCGTATCTACAGCAACAACAAACTTAAACACCGCAGCAACAAATGCAATCGATGACTTTAATGATGTAGCGACCCCCGTCATTGCAACTATCAATGAACTGCTTGCTGATCTAGGAGAAACCAATACACAAGATATTATCGATCTTGTTACCGCTTCTTTAGGTCAAATCACTACCGCAGCTAATAACGCCACCTCTACCATAACTCAAGCTCAGTCTGATGCAGTAACTGTCATCTCAACTACTGGAACCTCCGCTATTGGCAATATTACTGATACCAGAGACATAGCCTTGACAGCCCTAACTACCCAGCAGACATCCTCAATTTCGGCTATTAATACCGCAAGAGATGCTGCAGTAGCCGCTGTTAGCGCCTCTGGAGACGTAACCAACCAGATCAATTTCTTAAGAAACGACCGTTGGCTTGGCCTAAACATATTTGGGCCAAGTTCAGGAAGTTAAGGATTTAAAATGAAGAATTCTACCTATACTAGCTTACTGGGTACCGCCCTCGAAGGAGATAACTAATGCCATCCTACTCAGCGCTTAATACGCAAATAGATGCAGTAAAGTCCGAAATTACTGCTTCTCTTGCTGCAAGCACCTATACTGCTCAAGACTTGGTATATATTGCCAAGACGCTTGAGACACTTGGCAATCTACTTGGCATTAACGACCTAGTAGCTGCCTCAGCCGATGCTCAAGATGCTTTGAATGATCAACTTGAAGCAATTTTAGACGGAACTGCTCCAGCTAACGTAGGTAAGTTGTACGTTGGTGCAGAAGCGCAAAACTTTGAAACTTCAGCCGGTCTTCAAGATCCAGCAATTATTGCAAGTATTGATACTCCAGACTATGCACAGATTGCTTTCCAAAATAAAGGTGGAGCAGCAAACTCATCTACAGACTTTATTGCCTACGCTAACAATGGAACTGATGACTCCGGATACATCGACATGGGTATTACGTCTGGAGCATTTTCAGACCCAGACTTTACTATTACTGGGCCAAACGACGGTTACATATTCTTCGAAGCTCCAAGAGTTTTAACATCGGCTGTTAACGGAAAATCTTTAACAAATAACGTAGCAACCCTTACTACTCCAACCGCACACGGATTCCGTGTTGGTATGCCTGTAGTTATTACTGGTGTAGATGGTATTTTTAACGGAACCTACACAATTACATCTATTCCAACAACAACTAGCTTTACTTATGCTAAAACAAATGGTGACGTAACCTTCTTAGCTGTAAACCCTGTAGGTAATGCAGTGGCCGGTACAACTGGTAAAGGTAACCTTGTATTTGCTACTTCAGATAACGGTACTGAAAATAAGATTATATTTGCTGCTGGCGGTCTTGCATCTGACAATACACAAATGGTTATTATTCCAGATCAAACAGTACACGTTGAGATTGCAACACAATCTACATCTACAACTACCGGTGCTCTTGTAGTAGCTGGCGGTATGGGCGTTACCGGTGACGTAAATATCGGCGGTGACGTAAACATTACAGGTACCATCTCCTTTACCGGTGGTGGCACAACTGTTGAAACTGAAAATATTTCTATCGTTGCTCCTATGATCTTTACCGCACAGGACAACCCATCAAATCTTCTTGATTTTGCTCTTGTTGGTGAATACAATGTTGGTGGATCAGACAAGTGGACAGCATTCTCAAAGGATGCGGACACAGGAGTTTGGTCACTAGTATCAAATATCACAACAAAGCCAAGCACAACAATTAACTACTCTCAGGCTGGACTTGTCTATGACAAGCTTAAGCTAGATCAACTAGTGCTTGTCTCTGCTCCAACTGCAAACGATAATGCAACAACAAAACTATACGTAGATACAGAGCGTGCTCAAAATGAGCTTGCACAAGTTATGGGGATTTTCTAACCCACCAGGTAAGAACTAATAGTTACTTAGGAGGTAACAAATAAATGGCAAATACAGTAAAGAAGCTGTTCCGAGGAAGCGTAGCTACCTCAGCAGCTGACGTATACACAGTTCCTGCAGCAACAACTGCTGTAGTAACTAACATTGTGCTAACTAATACAACAGCTAACGTATTAACTGGTACAGTAAAGCTAGCAACACATGAAGTGCTATCCGCAGTAACAGTACCTGCAAATGGTATTTTTGCTCTAGACATTAAGCAGGTTTTGGATGCATCAGAAACTGTAAACGCTGTTGGATCAGCTGCTGGCTTGAAGCTCCACATCTCAGGGATGGAGATTAACTAACCATGGGTGCATTAGTATATCCTTCAACCTCTGGTCAAGGCGTAGGTGCGTTAACCTATAGCTTTGCTGCTGTTCCTGGAGCCGAATACAACACTACAGAGCTTAATGCTAGTAGTATTTATGAATTTCGTGCTCAAGAAGAGCCAATTACAGTTGCCATTTATGCGGTAGGAAACTTAACTGCTCCTATTGAAACAATTTCTCTTGTAAAAGGAAAAGCGTTTACACACAATGGAACTATTGCTCGTATTCGTATTCTAAATGCGACTACTGGTGGATACACCGCAGGTACTGGTTCTACTCTTT